AACTCTGTGTCCGAATGTTATCGCATCATCAACTCGATGCTCACTGGAAATAACAACATCGTGATTGTACAAGGTGGCCTGATCGAAGCGGCACAGACCACAAAGCTCGAACAGAATATTGTAAGTATCTACAATCTTGCAAAGGACAGTGGCCTCAATGCTCAGGGTTTCATTTTCGAAATCTTGGCGAACAGCCCGCTTCCGGAAAAGATGAAGCAGCGCGTCGGCCAGATCTTGATGCAAGATCCGTTCGCGAGTCCGCTCGTTGTCAAACTCAAACAACAGTTACAGCAACAGCAGCAAACGATCGCCGCGCAGCAGAATCGTATTACGCAACTCCAAATCATGGCCACACAGCGTATGGAACGTCAGGCCGAATGGGTTGCATCTCAGGAACGTATCAAGCGTTTCGAAATCATGTTCAAGCAATGGCAACAGGAAAACAAAGATACGCAAGAAGCCCGTATGGAAGTATTGCGCAGGCTGCTTGACCAGGGCGACACGTTTGGCGCGATGGCTATGCTCCAGGCTATTCAGGCTATTGACAATCCTGTGCTTGCCGAACCTGAAACACAGGCACAAATGACTGATGCAACCGCTGACACGATTGGCCAGTATCAACAAGGAGAACTTAACAATGTGGGAAACGTTACTCCCAATATTGGGCCGCAAATTAATCCAGGGCCGCAACCAACAGCAACAGCAAATACAGCAGGCTTTACAGCTCCCGTCTCAATCCCGAGAGCCCCTGTCGTGGAACAGCCTGGGAGGTTTTAATCATGGGAATCGGTAATTGGTGGGGTAGTGTCGTCAAAGGTGCTACTGATGCAATTGGTCTTACTGATACTAAGGCCGGCGAACGTGGCTTTAACACGATGAAGGCTGGCGCAAATACAGCTCAGACCTCTTTGAAGAATAACATGCAGCCCGTACTTGATATGTACGGTGGCGCAATGAAGAACCGTAACATGGACTACGTGCTTGCTGACTATAGCACGCGTATGCTTGGCACCGAAGATGCGGCTAGTCCTGACAATGTACAGGACTTTGTAAATCCGATGTACGGTAACGCGCTTGCAGGTGCAGCCGATCAAGCTCTCGCTGGCGCTGGTTCGTCTCTTCAGAGTTCTGCTGCAAATAACGCCGTTGTACGTAACGTCGGCGAACAATCGACCAGTATGTGGAACGATGCGCTTCAGCAGGCGCTAGCAGACGCGAAGAACAAGCAAGGTATTTATGGTGCAAACCTCGAAGCAAACCTCATGCCGGCGCTCCAGTGGGGACAGTTGCGAGCGGATATGGCCGGCACTCAGTATACTAAGGATATGGACATTGCGCAGGCTGGTGGCCAGGTGAGTGGCCAAGATCAATCGTGGTTTGGTAACTTATTTTAGGAGGAAGTATGACTAGATTGCAAACACAAGGCCCTAAAATTTCGTACACTCCGCAGCAAGGACCAAAGCCTGTAAAGCAGATTATCGGTCTTTACAACATGTGGCAGTCTCTTTCTCCTGATACTCGTAATTGGATTGCTAGTCTTTTCAGTGGTAAAGATAAACCGACTGAAACAGTCGCTGAAATCCAAAATCCCGAATTGCAAATGGCTGGCTATGATCCGAATCTCGATATGAGTATGACTCGCGAAGAACCTGTCGGTTGGGACCAGGATCTTCTTGACTATGGTGGCAACATGATAGTTGGTCTTCCTGTTGAAGTTGGTAACAAAGTTCTGGTGCCTGAAGCTTGGGATGCACCGATTATTTCACGTGAAGATGCACAGGCTGCAGGTAAGGCGGAGTCCAAGAAACGTAAGTTTGCTGGTATGCCTGAACTCGGAGAAACCACCTATCAAGCATGGGGGATGCTCTAATGGCGACCGGATTTGAACCAGATGATACCTACGTGGCGATCGAAATTCCGGATGAAATTCCGCGTTACGCTGGTCTTCCTAAGAAAAATCGTCAGAAGAATCGTGACGAGGCAAGCGCTTATCGTCCGTTGTTGTTGCCTACACTAGCGCCTCAAGGACGCGGCTTTGGCTCTATTCAGACTGGAAAAGTACCTAAGGGTTTGGCAACTGGCTGGACAACTCGTAACGATGGACCGTTCAAAGAAGACAAACCTGTTGAAGAAAAGCCTGTGGAAAATGACGGAATTCGCTATGTCGAAGCAAAACCTGGTATGAAAGTTGTGCCGGGCCAGAGCGGTGATAACTTCTTTTCTCGTATGATCAGACCGTCTGACGACGAACTTGAAGCCGCGAGAAACGGCATGCGATGGCATTGGGCACTCGAACATAGGTTCATGCCGCCTGGTTCTAAGTGGAACGAAACCGTTTGGAATGGTGTTGATCGTGAAAACGCTTGGCTTGCTCAGTTGCTTAAACAAGCGGCGACTCAGCAAAAAGCCAATGGTGTAATGACGCCTGTTGCAACTGAACGTCAGCGTGCGAACATGATTAACATGTGGAAAGACCACATCAATAAGATCATTCAAGGCAACTTTGACGAATATGGTGGCACGGCTGAGTCCGCCGCACAATGGCGTGATGCTTTCAAACAGCGCTATGAATCAGTATTCGGTGAAGGTTCATCTGTCGATCTTGAACCTGTACCGACTACTGAAGGCAAGCGTGCTGACCTTATGCGTACATCGCCGACACAGTATCAGCAGATGCTTTCGTACACCGAAGATGCCATGGACAATATCTATAATTGGTGGCAGAACGGTTCTTGGAGCGATCCGCATACGCAGCAGTTCATTAAGAACTACCTCGATAAGGTCTCTCAGGCTCTTGCTGCTGAACTTGGTGGTGACTCTAAATCGATGGCTGACGCCGAAAAGCAGCGTATCCAGATCTTGTCGTTGCCCGAAAGTTCTATGGCTTTGGTCCAACAAGAGATCGCTGGCTATCGTGAATTCCTTGAGAGCGTCATGGATTATGGCCGTCAAAAGGGCTGGAGCCAGGACATTATTGGCCGTATCAATCGTGCAACCGAATCCGCTAAACTCGCGGCTCAACAGTCCGGAAAGAAGAATATCTCCGGTGCTGTTGCAATGTTCATCAAGAATGTCGAAGACGTTTTGCCGTCGCTCAGTCCGCAGGAACGCGAACTTGCTGTCGGTTTGAGTGAAGCACTCGCCGCTGGTAAGAATGCTCATGATATGTACATGCAGAACATGATGCTTGCTGCTGACGTCGATCCGTCGTACGTTTACATGCAGGCTAAAGAGCTGCACGATCTTGCAGCTCGTAAGTATAACGACTTTGCAGAACGTGCACACCGTCCTGAACGTGCGAAAGTTCTTGAAGACCGCAAAATCGACTTTGATGATCTTAGCCGCCAGGTTTCGCCCAGTCCGTTGCTTAAGCCGACCGACTACAAGAAGTTGCTTGTAGAATATCTCAAGACCGAAAAGCCGAAGGGAAACCCGTCCGAAATCATTGAACAAGAGGAACAAAATGGTTTGCCGAGTGGCAATGGTACTGGAACTATAATTGACCTTAATAATGTGGAGCTCGCTGGATAATGAAACCGAATGCTTATACAACTGACGAAGCCGGAATCCTCAGTGCAGAGAAAGACTGGGCCGCGGAGGCTACAGCTGGAACTGTACGTTTTGGTATTGACAAGAAGTCTAAGCGTCTTGTCGTTATTCCAAATACTCATCCGTTGTTCAAATCGTCGTATACATATAACACTCCGGCTGAAGCTGAACATGCCGTAATCGGTAAAGAACCTACGCGTTCTGCAGCTGGCCGAGTTATTGGAGCCGCGTTTGCTCCGCGTAGCCAGTATCAAATGGTGAACCCGATAAGTGGTCAAGCTGGTGATCCGATTCGTGCCAATCAGCGTAGCGCATCTGCGGATGTTGCTCAAGACGTAACTGGCGCGATGGGACATTATGCTGGCCCGGTTATTGCTGCTGCAAAACCTTTGTCTAAGAAGGTTATTCCTGGTGCTGCGATGATTTCGGCTGGTACAGATCTCGCGAACAATATTGTTGGTGCTGTACGCGATGACGCTTTGTATAATGAATCGACTCCGAATGCTCTTTTGACTGCTGCAGCTGCTGCTGGCGGTACTGCTCTGGTCAGACACTTCTCTGATGCTGGACAAGTACAACGTGAACTCGATGAAATCATTCGTCGTAAGATGCGCCTTGGCAAGAAAGGCCAGATCGATCCTACACTGAGACAAAATATCATGGATCGTTTCAAAGCCGGTGAAGCTCCGTATACGCTACAAGAATGGCGTGATGCTCCGCTTATGGATTTTCCGACTGACGCAAAGTTGCCATCTCCGCAAATGACTTTGAAACGCCAACCTCCTGTTATGGCTGCGCAAGGTTCTAAGGTACTTTCTCGTAAAGGCAAGAATCTTATTGATGAAGATGTCACTATTAAGTGGCTTCAAGCTAAGGGAATTAATCCGCAGTCGGTCGACGTGGCCGGCGTACAGAAAGCCCTTTCCGAAGCATGGTATCATCCGAAGCGTAATCTTGGCATGATGATGTTTCCCACAAAAGAAACACCTGCAATGGATCATCGCGATTACGTAAAGCAGATTCATTCTCTTCGTAGCGAACATCCGGCTGTTGCTGATATTGTGGCAACTGATGCCGAAATGTCCGATCCGGTTCTTAATGAGAAGTGGAAAGGTGCTCTCGTTGATTGGCATGAACGTCGTGCAAAACTTCCGAACTCTAAGAAGAAGCCGCAGAATCGTGGTCGTGCAACTGGAACTGGCGAGATCGTTTCGCAGAAAGAATATGAAAATGCAGGTAAGCCGAAAACGTTCGGTCAAAAGTGGGGACGCCGCTTAGGCCGCGCTGGTGGTTTCGCTTTGCCTGTTGCTACTGAACTGTTTGGTAAATATATTTTGCCGACTGGGAGGAAGACCAATGAGTGATAAAACTTGGGACGATCTTCTTATCGGTGGTAGTTCAGTCGGCAAGAATAAGGCCGATCTTCGTGCTACACCGTCTGAACAGTGGGATATGATAATGGCGCTCGGCCCGGAAGAGTTCGAGTATCAGCCGTCTATTCCTGAGCAGGCACTTGATTATATCGTAACTCCTACAGGTGCGGCAATCACGGCGTCTATGGTTTCTGCCAATCCGCTATGGTTTATACCTGATGTAGGTTCAGCGGTAAATGATGCCAACCAATTTATTCGCTCTAGACTTCCTACTAGCGCAAAGAAGTACTGGCCTGAAACTGGTGATCCGTGGGATTTGCTCGACACTGATGTGTCTTTGATTCCAATTAGTAAACTTCGCGATATGCAAAATAATCCTGAGGAGTATGCAGAATGATTCAAGTGTTTGATCCGCATCGTACGATGTACCGTAATGCGAAACTTCGCGCATTTTCTGACGAAAGTAAAACCACTCGTATTAAGTTCTTCGATATGACAAATGTCGAAGATGAGACACAGTACGATGACATTGGCCTCGAAGTGAGCACCGATCAGAACGGATATATCATGCGCTCTGGTGGCCAGCAGAAGGTGAATTGCCTTGCTGTCGAAGAAGATGCAATCATCGAAGTATCGCTCGATGGTGGTACAAGCTGGCCTATTCAGTGGATTTTGCATGCTGGTGATACCGGCACAAATACCAAAGTGAAGAAGTTGTATTTCTTCAATGGTCAAGGCAACGAACAGAGCAGAAACCTTTCTGACACTGAAATTCATCTGCCGGATTATCTTTTGCGGTCTGAAGCAAATCTTAACAACGTTTGGGCAGAAAGTGAAGTCATTGTCACTGGCGGTTCTGTCGATAGCTGGGAAAGTGTTGGCACAAACGAATGGACGCATATCATTACGTTCAAGTCGCTTGCAGTTGACGAAGCAAAATTTATAGTCGGTGGTCCTTTGCGCGATGGCCAGACAATTATTATCTACAATAAAGATGATAGATACAGCGTCAAGATGGCCATTGACGATTTGTCCAATCCGATTATAATTGCGCCAGGCCAGTTTGGCATTATGTTCAAGTCAGATGAAACAATCGTTTTCAAGATGTTGAATACATCTGCCAGTGAACAAACCGGATATACAATTGTCGCAGCGGAACAGCTGCATGGCGGTAATCTCGATGTGGTCGGACCGACTGTGTACATCGCCGGTACGTTCTTGTCATCAGCGCCACACATCGCAACATTGAATGCCGATGACTTTAACAAGCTTCAAATCATAAATGACACAGCTGAAACAATCACGGTGCGTTGGTTGACAAGTGTAACGTCACTAGCCACTAAGAAAGTATTAACCATCTATAGACCTCAACCCGGTACATTCTTTACGGTAGTCGAATAATGACTCAACTAGAACTCGAACTTAAGCTATGCAAAGAAAATTTCCGATTCTTTCTCGGATATTGTTTTCAGCATATATACAAAGAAAAGTTCGGGTTCTATAAGTTTCATAATGATTTAATCGACCTGTTGCTCGACAGCAATAAGATTCGTCGTCTGATAATCAATGCGCCTCCTCGTATTGGCAAAACCGAAATCATAAAGCACTTTATCGCATGGCAGTTCTTGCGGAATCCGGCAAGTACTATCATGTATGTTTCATATGATAAGGCGTTGGTCGCTCGTAAGAACTCCGAAATTCAAGACATCCTCGTGTGGCTCGCCAAGCACTTTGATATTGGCGCGCTTTTGATGCGTTCTAAGAATGACGGTAAAACTGAGTGGACGAACAATGCAACTGGTATGATCATCGCGCGTGGTTCTGGAAACAACATTACTGGTTCTGGTTGTAGCACGATGCTTATTCTTGACGACCCGAATAAGCCGTCCGATAGAACATCGCCGACCGTACTCAGCAAGCGCAATGGCGTATTCATGAGTACAATCCGTAACCGTATTAATAATCCGGACGTACCTATTATTGTCATTCAACAGAGAATTGCGTCGAATGATTTGACCGGATTCTTGTTGGCTGGAGGCTCAAATGAAAAGTGGGTGCATGCAAACTTTCCTGCGATTAACAGTGATGGCACTCCTCTTTGTCCTGAACGTTTACCTCTTGAAGAGATTAACACGTACAAGAACGACCCGTTCACGTTAAACGCGCAGTTCTTGCAAACACCGCTTGATGACATTGGTAACCTGTTCGAACGCCATAAGCTCGTGCTGTCGGCTGATCGTCCTACACTAAAGTCGCTTAAGACTGTAATTAGTGTCGATGCCGCAATGAAAGGCGATGTTAATAACGACTACAATGCGGTTTCTGTCATTGGTACAAACGGCGTAGACTATTACGTTATGGAAGTACAAAATTTCCACGCAGATGTTACGGTGTTGTGTCAAAAGATTCGTGAACTTCGTAAACGGTATGGACAAGAGACACCGGTATTGTTTGAAGCAAAGGCAAACGGTGTTGCAGCAATGCAGATCTTGCGCCGAGAAATGAATGGTATCATGGAAACCACTCCGAACAAGGATAAAATCGAACGTGCTCTCTTGGTGAAATACTTATTTGATAGTATGAACGTGAAGTTTACGGTGCGTGGATTCGTGTGGGGCGAAATTCAATCGCAGTTCACGCAGTTCCCGCATGGACGCCATGACGACATCGTTGACTCCGTGGTCCAAGGTATTACATTCTTACATAACCGTAATAGACATTTGCAGAACGTAACTGCAGCTGTTCAAAACAACATTAATCTGAATCGACCTACATATGGAGGTGCATATGGACGTGGTAGAGTTAATCCAGTCCGCGGCTTTTAAGGCCGGTATTGTTTCGTCGTTTAATCGTGATGAACTTCCGGACGATGTACAAGAGGCAGGACGAAATGTTCTCGCCTCTGAAATTTTGCCCAGTATTAACTGTGACCGCACTCTCGACATCACGGTTACGAGCCGCGTGTATCAGCCTGTTGGCGGCAGAATTGTACTTAAACCGTTCAAGCCCCGTGATGGTTGGAGGTTGCTTGGTTATTCGCAGTACAATTCTACGGAACTCGATTCACACTGGTCTGATGAACTCGCAAGGCTCGGAATTACAACGTGGCCTGAAACGGATCTCGGTGAACCGTTGTATCTTGCAATGTGGACAACTGACATGAAGCTCGTTGCTGGCAATGATAACGTTAACTGTGACATTGTGCCTGGCTACAATATCGATTTTCCGCCTATGCGAGTTGAATCGGTTATCGAGAGCACCTCGCGTTTTGAACATGGGTACCTTTATCGCGACGAGTTCGAACGCACGGTTCTTGACGCGATTCCTGGTGTATATACAACCGAAGAATATGATGACCAGTTAATCGTTCTTATAAAGGGAACCAACGTTCCGAAAGTTTTGATTTTGCCTGTGCCTCTTCAAATTGTGAATGCCACACACGATTTTGCTGGTGAAATCAAAGCGCCCGAAAAGTTCCGTCGGTACTTAATTGACTGTTTGGCGGTTTCGCTGGCCATCATCTACGGCGTGAGTTCTCTTCCTGCAATGGAAAAGCAACAAGCCGTGTCGTACAATTTGCTGAAGAAGAACAAACCTCAGCCGTTGCATGAGGCGAACGTCTCTGAACGCGTACAGGACAAACTTCGCACTGACAGGAGGTTGTATGGACGTTTCGGTTTTTAACGGCATTCAAGCGTTCCATGATGGACGGCCTGCATCGGACTATCACAACATGATTCCGATGGGTCAGTCCATTATCGATCGTCTTGGTGAACGAGCCAAGGTTACATTCACTGACGAATACGTATTGGAGACATTCGTCGACAGTCTTAATAACATGTACATTGCTACGACGACTCGTTTGTGGCTTGTACGTTATACTGAAGTTGGTGATTCGTATGAGCTCAATACAACGAGTATGATGCAGTTCGCTACGACTCCTGAACATGTAACATTTTGTGAATCGTCTACGAAACCCTCGCAAGTGTACATGTGCGATGGAACGAACGTTTGGTATTGGAATACAACGAACATGCCGGATCCTGAACGTATTCCTGCCGGAGTGCGTTCGTATGCCGCATATGCATTTGTGCCGTGGCAACTTCCGCTTTTCGAAAGTCCCGATGCTTTGACTGAAGAGGGCCTCAGAGCCGTCAAACAGTTCTTCTATGATGTGAGCATGCCGAACACGGCAACTGCAACTCGCTATGGATATTATCCTGCGGTAAATCCGTTGTTCTACGATATGAATAAACTTATTCATGTCTCGAGTATTGCGTGGTTTGACAATCGCTTGGTTCTTGTTCAGTCGAGTAAGAATACTGTATGGCTAACGAACATAGATCCATCGCGTTGGACAACTCCGTCGTGGAGCGGTGATGGAAATGCACTTTATCCGCGATCTCCGTGGCAGTACACTATTGGTGCCAATGGCGAACCGACCTTGGTGAACGACCTCATATCAGCTTGGTATGCATCAACTGCGTCTTCGGCGAATCTTATTGATGCAGTAACATTCGCAGGCCAGTTGTACTTCTTAAATGATACATCCATCGAAGTGTGGAGCGCAACCGGTAACGTTGACAATCCGATTCAGCATAACAGCCAGAATACGATTTATTACGGTGGCCGTTCACCGGTTATTGTTAATGATACTCTGTACTTGATTTGCAAAGGTGCTTTGCATAACGACTTCATTGCTGCGATCGGCATGAATGGCCAAATCCAGCACGTAAGCAACGATGAAATTGAGCAACGTCTTGGAGCTCATCCGTTCTGGATTCGTCCGTTGACTATTCGAGATCAGTCGATGATCGTTGTTTACACAGATGAATCGTGCCGCAACGGATATGCCCTGACAAAGCAGGGTTTCTGGTGGCATTACGTTCGTCCGGATAAGAAGAAAGCCATTGACTGGACAATTATGAACCGTGATGGCCACTTCCTCGGCATTTCACGTTATGGCGTGATCCTTGAGGCTGTTGAGAATGCGCGTACATACGCAGATGGTGATCCAATTTTGCGGTCTGTGCGTGGAGCATTCATGCAGTTCACCGGCCGAAAGATTCTCCGTGAAGTCGAGGTCATCTGCGATACAGGTGTTTACTTCGATACGAATAATATTCGGTACAGAATGTACTTGCACGTATCGTTTGACCGCGGGCTCAACTTCGGTCCGTACTTGTACCGTAACTTCGGCGCTCCAGGCAAGAATGATTACACAATGCTTTGGCGTAATTGTGGATCTGGCAACTCAGTTCTACTGGAATTTGGTACAGCGGATAACGTTCGTTTCCAAATCTACGGAATTCGATTTGACTTGACTTAAAAATACTCAATTCTTCAAACAGAAAGTGGCCTCTCGGTCACTTTTTTATTTTCTGAATACCCTTATAAGGCCTTTTCGAAAACTGTCTCAAAACGCGTTTATTTGATTTTATTTATTAAATTTTAAATATCCACAAAAGATATATATTTCATTTTTTCTTAAGATAAATTTGGAAAAAATCGAATCAAACTTAAGATATATAATTAGAAACAAATGTTTGTTTCGTATCAATTGGTAAAATATGTCATTAACTGTGTATCAACTCCACGACGATGATGGTACAACTGGAATTCCGCCAAAGTATATGACGGAATTTGCAGCATGTGCCGACGTCGCCATACCCAAAACTACCATAGTCGCAGCTCACTCATACAAAAAGATTCCGACGTACTTGCATTTCGATATTGCAAACGGTAACAAAGTCGTTATGTACCCGAGGTCTTCTACTCTCGGCAAAGGTCTTATCATTCCGGTTTCGATCATCGACAGCGATTATCGTGGCATGGTTCATGTGCCTGTGTACAACTTCACAAGTGAACCTGTGGTAATAGAAGCCGGCGAAAGAGTCGTGCAAATCGAACTTCAGCCGGCAACAGACGTGAAGACAATCGAACGTATGTACGTGAAGCGCGAGGGAGGCTTTGGTAGCACAGATGACAAACGATGATTTTTACAAAAACATCCTTCGTGATCTTCTCCATTCGAAGTATGAGAGCGATAACGGTTGTGAACACGAACGTCTTGGTTTCGCAGCGATCTTTGATGGCTTACAGCCTCTCACGTGCGTAAACGAAGAATACGTTAAAGCAGAACTTGCATGGTATCAATCCATGAACTGCGACATCAATTCTAACCCGAGAATCGCCAAGAACAGTATCTGGCGTAGAATTGCATCAGATACAGGTCGTGTGAACTCAAACTACGGGTGGTGTCTGTATTCTCCGGAAAACAAATCGCAGTACAAACACGCTCTTGAGGCAATCACGAACGACCTCTTCACAAAGCATTGCGTAATGATTTATTCCAGACCATCGATCAACTCGGAATGGAATGACAACATCCATGCAAAGAGCGACATGATTTGTACAATCTACACGTCCGTAAACGTGCGTTACAAAGCGGGTGCATATTGTCTCGTGTACGACGTACACATGCGTTCGTGTGATGCGTGGTATGGTCTTCGCAATGATTTCATGTGGCATCACAAAGTTCTGATGGACATGAAGGCCGAGATCGAAAAGACACACCGTATTAAGATTGAGCGGTGCGACATCGTGTGGTTCGCCGATTCGCTCCATCTTTACGATTGGGAACTTGATACTGTTAAGAAGTTCTTGGAGGCTTAATGAACATTCTTGGATTTGATATTGAAACTTACAAAGAGCACTTCGTCTTTGTCGGCAAAATGTACAACTCAGACACGAAAGAGTGCACAAAGACAATTCGCGTCGGTGATGACGGTGCTGGAGTAACTCGTGAACGAATGGCAGTCATTGAATCGTATATCGATGAAGCTGACTACATTATCACGTTTAACGGTAAGCGATTCGACTTGCCGGTACTTGCAAAAATCAAGAGCGATTTAAAACGCTCTGAACGTGTTCCTCTGAAGTATGTATTCAGTGACGCACAAGCACTCATTTCGTACGATGCAAACAACAATCCGATCGTGAAACGTCATTGCGCGGTACGTGCGTGGAACGCAAAACACTTTGACCTTCTCAATAACTGTTTGCTTCGATATTCATTGAAGCAATGGGAAATGTACGAAGGTCTTCGTATTCGTGAACTTCCTTACGATCCGGAAGAGCATTTGACCGATGAAATGAAACGCGAGATTGACGATTATTGTGAATACGACGTTTCGTCTATGATGCACATCTTTTGGAAGTATGGTTGGGACAAAGGTGTTGCCGGAAAGACCACACTTCTTGCGTATCGTGAACTCCTCAAATGGTGGCCTAAGGATCTACCGTTCGCATTCGATCGTACCAGCCAGCAAATTGCCGCAGGTATTATTTATGAAACGACAATGCCTATTCCGCCGAAGACGAATCAACCACTGGCACTGTTCGACCTGAAGCAGTTCGATGTGCCGGTTGACGTGAAGTTGATAATTGGTTACATCGCGAAAGCTCCTTCGTTGGAATTCGAAACGACATATAAAGGCATTGTATATGGCAAGGGCGGTGCGCATTTCATTCGTCCTGGTCATTACAAAGGCATGTGGATTTTCGACTTCGCAAGTCTATATCCGTCGATCATTGCATTGTGGAATCTGCTCAAGACCGCACGTGCCAATATGATTTACAACGATAAACGCTTGTATCGTATCAACGAAGTCAAACATAAGAAGAAAACGAACCCTGAACTACAAATTGTGGACCACGGCTTGAAACTCTTCTTGAATGCTCCGTCTGGTGCCTTCCGCGTGAAGGCAGCATACAGTACAATGTTTGACCCTGCTGCAGGCGAAGCGATGTGTTATATCGGTCAACTTCTCATTTCAGAACTGGCATTTGCTTGTCCAGAATTTGAAAACCTTATCGAAATCAACACCGACTCCGTATTCGTGCGAGGTGAAGCAAACATCAATGCTTGTCGCATGATGATGCAGAAGATGCAAGAGAAGTACGGTTTGACTTTGGAAGAAGAATATCTGCCTGAAGTTTATATTCGCGACGTTAACAATTACATTATGTACGATGAAAACGGCGTGATCACTGGCGGTAAGGGAACTGCGTATTCCGACATTATCAATAAGAACTCTAACCGTGCAATGTACAATTGCTTGTTTAGGTCTTTGATTTCGGACCATGCAATCGTCGACTGGGAAAACTTCAAGTGGGACGACTTCATTGTTAAATACCACAAATCGGCCGCGAGCAAATATGCGATGATCGATGGCCAGCCCATGGAGCATAAAAACTACTACTTCATGTGGACCACTCGTGATTGTCCTGATGCAGTGCCTATCGGCTTTAGCCGGGAACTCATTGACCGCAAGTCTGGCGCAATCAAAGCAAGGTTTGGTGTCTGGTCTCAAGATATGACTGAACTCGAAAAGTACTTTAAGTACATCGACTTTGGCCAATACCGTCGTGACCTCGACGTTGAACTTACCTTATGGCATCGTGAAGATCTTGTGGAAACTCATTTGTCCAAGATCCAACGTAAAGGCATCAAATCTCTCGGAGACTTAATTCGTAAGGACTTCATTTAATGGTACTTGACAAACTTCTTTCTATACTGGCAACTATGCCAGTTAAATCGCAAAAACTTGTGATGCAAAAGATAGACTTCGACAATAAAACACCTGGTGAAGTTTATCGCGATATTGTCGAGACCATGCGTTCTGTAGCAAAATCTGCTACACAACGTGAAGTTCTTGACGTATATGTATCACTGCCAGTCGCAGATGCAGATGTACT